AAATCATTAATCGGCCGCCTTTCAGGAAAATGACGTAGGTTTCACTTTTTACGATTAAAGTATCTACCTACAGAAATAAGCACATAACAAACAATCACAAATAGAATAAGTGACAAAATAGGAAAATTAGCCATAATTACAATATTTTTAAATGATAATACAAATATAAATAATTATTCTGCAAAAACATCATAATTACGAGCAGGACGCGTAAACATAGATTTCAAATCCCAAGGCAAATCTTCATTCATAGCCTTTTGCAAGGCAACTTTAATAGACTTGACACGAGATTTATACGTTTCTGATTGGAATTGGTTTTCAGTCTGTCTATGCGTATTCTCCAATTGAGCATTTACAGTATTAGCCTGTTCAGTCCAATATTGTTGATTAGTAAGGTCTGTACGGGCTACAGTTTCCGCAAGCTTTTCAATTTCATGCCGTGCCTGCTTATCCGTCAAATTCTTTTGCGAGTACCGGAACGCAATATCGGCAGCACCTTGCGCAAGCTGAAGCTTTTGCGCTTGTGGCAAGAAAGATAGTTCTTGTTGGCGCATAAGATTTTCAGTAACAGCCAATTGCGTACGCGCTTTACTTTCGGCAATATTCTGTTCATTTACTGACATGTTCGATACTTTCAGATTGTTATCGAAATCAGCGATAAGCTTATCCAAAGCCAAGCGGGCCTCTTTCGTTTTGGCTTCCGTCTTCATTTGAAGTATCTGCGCCATAGCTTTTCCGGCGATGTATTTACCTTCAATACGCAGGTTATCCGCTTGTGCTTCTTTTACCTTGCGGTCGGGCATAGAGGACAGCACGTCAATAGCGCGTCCAAGTCCGGCAGTAATACCAGAATAGTCAGCAGAGTAGGGGGTAGCGGTAGGAGGTGTAACACCTTGTCCGGATGGAGCGCCACCGGAGGGGGCAGCACCAGCAGAACCGGACATAGTTTGGGCAGAACCAGCAGAACCGCCGTTAAGCATCATGTAGGGGTTAAGTCCAGCAGCCTCAAGGCGTTCACGTTGGGCAGAAGCCGAGTTATACTCGTTAGTCTTATTCCACATGTCCGTTTGAAATTGCTGTTGATTTTCAACAAGTTTCCAAGAATTGTCTTTTGCATCATTGTAAAATTTCCATTGGTCACCAAGTTGTTGCTGGTACATTTCCTTATTGTACGCAAGTTGTTTGTCAAACATTTTTTCATTGAATGCGTTGTTCATTTGTGCAATCTCTTTATTTGCAGCATTTTGCGCAAAAGTTGTACCAGCACCGCCAATAAGTGACGCACCTGCACCGATTGCAGAACCAACAGCACCAGTCATTGCAGCAGCTCCCATAATTGTATAAGTTTTTCGTTTAACATAAGATTTTTAATTTTTATTTGGGCGTCCGGGCGGGCTATCCGCTCAAACAAATTCGCTTCGCGAATACTCGCTCCTATCCCTGACGCGCTTCACTACGTTACGCAATGCATTCCGGCGCCATCCAAGATGGCAGAGCGGTGTTCGCTCTCCCGAGCTCACGAGTTATAAATTTTTCCTTATCTCTCAAGATGTGCAAAGATAAAGTAGGGCTAAAATATCCGTTTATCAACCTGTACCAAAAATCGTTAAATATACGCGCGCGTAAACGCACACGCACATTTAACAATTTTTACTACAGAACGCCAAACGTATATTTTTTCCCTGCATTGTTTTTTTGCACGTCTCGAAAGAAAAGGAAAAAAATATATTTAAGGTTCTGGAGTCGGGTCTACCTCAGACTTAGCAGGATGTTCGGTCTGCTGTTCGGCAGCAGCGGCCGCTATCATTTCATCCTGCGAATTCATCAGATATTGAGACCATGCCATTAACTCAGAAGGCGACTGTATAAACCGTGATTTCACAAAGCTGCACAATTGGTCATCACTCAGCTTAGAACGCAATTCACGCATTTTAGGCTCATTCACTGAAAGGTTCTCAAAATAAGCTAATAAGCGGTCTTTACTCATACGGTCAAGACGTTGTTGGTTAAACAACATATAAATATCAGATGTAAGAGTAACAACCTCTGTTCCGTTTTTATCCAACCTCTCAAAGCAAAATTCATTAACGGGACTATTCTCAAGAAATTCACTTTGTTTCAATTCTTTAGCAGATACGTTATAAGGCTTAAACTCATCCAAATAAGGTTCTACACGTCTTTTTGTACACCACATAGTAAAATATATTTATAAGTTAGTAAATATGTACGATTTTATACACTAATAGGGTAAGCCGTCCGTATCAAGATTACGTACTACCTTAATATCAAAAAAAGAACTACACAAAAATTGGTCTGTAGATATTTCACTATTAACAGCAACCGCAAATAAAGGATTCAAACAATTAGGATTAACCTTGAAAAATGTATAATTCATAGGTTTAACCGAGGGAATAGGGCCATCAAGACTGCCTGAAAAAGATAATTGATTAGCAACCGAAATATTGCTATAAGAAATAACCCAATTTTTCAAAGTATCTTTAAAGCCACCGATAGAAGAATCTACAGACGTCTTATAATCAATATATCGAGGAGCATAACCCAATATCAATGACGAATAAGGGGTAAAGTTCGCACCATCATAAGTCTTAGGCGGATTCATCATTTTAGCAAATGGCACGGCTTCCATACCAACACGGTCAAATTCGGGAATAGCATAATCAGCTGCATTAACTTTAGTAAATGAACTTTCGAGTAAGTCTACTGTATAATCCAAAAGGGGTAAACAATGATAAATGCACATAATAACACCATATTTACCACCAGCGTTAAAGTTAATATAACCATCGGAAACGCCTGTACCTTTTCCTGCTATATCGGCAGCGTTATCGGCTGTAATATTAGTGTTTACAACTTCATTAATATCAAGACTTGAACTAATACCACCAAGATAAGTACACAATTCAGAAAAACCGTCACCTATTGAAACATTCCAATGTTTTTCTATCTGGTCCTTAAAATCCTTGTTACCGGATTGTGTAATTTCTTTCCACTTTTGCAAAAATTCAGCTTGACGAAGTGCAAGAATAGAAAATTCAGAGGGAGAACCAGCCACAGCATCAGAGGTTTGGACAACAGCAGAAGTGCCATATTGCTGATGAGGGACAAGACCGTGAAATAAATCCTTTTGCCAATTACAGTAACGCAAATCAAACATATTATAATTATCTACAATAGGGTCAGAATCGGAACCATCAAGATAAGATTCTATACTGTTATCATTAGAAACACCATCCATAAAGTCAACATTAAAAGTTGAGGGCGAAACCTTTTCCCATTGACTATCACGATAATAATCGGAATAAATCTTTTGATAAGCAAGAAAACCAAAAATATTAAATTTTATATTATTTAATAAAGGATGTTCATCCCAGGTAAATTGGTCACCTTTAGCATAAGGATAAAAATTACCATAACCAAGATACTCCATAAGTTTAGCACTGCAAAGAGAACGAGAATAACCGAAATAATTATCTCTATCCGAACTGTCCGAAACATGAACAAGATATTTTGCAAGACCAGCAGCCGTAATAGAGGGCATAGTACCAGCCAAAACAAAATTCTTAGTAGGGTCAAGAGATACAGAGTGTTGCGGATTGTCATACATTTGCGTTAACACCGTATTTGCCTTGTTCCAAAGCAAATCATAAGGTACAAAATAAAAATCATAATACTCACGAATACGAGCGAACGCAGCCGTATTAATAGGTTGTGTACGAGTAAAAGACTTAAGGTTAATTTTAAAGCTATCACCAGGGAGCACCTCTTTTACCATAACGGGAAGAAGCTCGCCAGCTTTAGCCGTGAAATTTTTCTTGAACGAAAGGTCGAAACCATTTCGGGAAGTCTTATTTCTAAGACTTTTGAGAGACATAATATTTGCCATAACAACACAATTAAAGGTTAATACTATTTATTTTCATCGATGAAAATCTTATTTAAATCATTCAGCTTCTTATGCTTAATGCGGTCATTAAACAGTTTAGATACCTGCGTAGAGTATTGGGAATAAACAGGCGTCTTCTTAAACAATCTCATATCCATATAAAAATTATCATAGAAGTAGGGGTATATAGTGTTTTCCCATTCGTCAGACAACAAATCACCGTCACCGTAGAAATCTTCATTTTCAAAGAACAACTTTTGAGAATCGAAAAAATCAGTAAGATGCATATAATCCAATTGACTATAAAAATCTTCAATAAGCCTAAGCTTGCGCTTTTGCTCCGACAAGGTAGGTTTATCACAAACAGTATATACCCCTACTTCTATGATAATTTTTATATGGATATGAGATTGTTTAAGAAGACGCCTGTTTAT